CCGGGCAGATTTCTTTGCCGAAAAACCAGTTGTAGACGGTCTGTCGGGTTACCCCGAGCGCCCGCGATATTCGCACGACCGAGAAGTCGTGGTGTATAGCCCACCGCCCAAGCTGGGTGCCCAGCGATTTGGGGGTAGCGGCTACCTTGTTGATGATCTCTTGTGAGTAGGGCATATATTTAGGTGGGGGTGTGGCGGACCTGCTTTGACGGCACCGCTTGGGTACAGGTCGAGGCGACTTCAACCACACCCCCGATTCTTATTTCTTGGGGAACAAATCGCCCAGCACCGCCTCGTACTGTGCTTTGCGGCGCTCGAGCAGCGCCACCTTGTCCAGCTTGTCGAGCAGGCTTGGGAAGTTGATGTCCTCCTTGGCGCACTGCTCTTGGATGTCCGCTTCGAGGCGGATCAGCTCGTCGTCCAGCTTGGCCATCTCCAGCTCGGCCTGAGACTTTACCTTGCGTGCACGGATGGGCGCAAGGGACTCTGCCAGTTTTTCTTTGGACAGGGCGATAAGTTCGGCAAAGGGTTTGAGTTTCATTACATTTCTCCAGTTAATAAAAGTTTGTTGTCAGTTTTTTGTAAGAAGGCCAGTGGGTCGTTCAGGTCTGGCTTTGGCGCTTTGTTCGCCAGCTTTGGCTGCTCGCCGTAGGGGTTGTACGCAGCTTGCTGCATCATTGCCTGCTGCCTGCGGTACTCATCTTCTTTGCGGCGGTATTCAGCACGTGCGCGTTCTTCTTCCATCGCACGGTAGTAGTCCGCGCCAACGCATTGGTCGCGGTTGATGTCGTAAAACGAACCGGGCGGTCCAATTGCCATCTGCTTCTCCTTGTAAGGTGGGGCCTACTCGCTGCGTCTGCATCTCTGTTTCTCCCGCTAGTCTTGCGATCTCCGAGGTGTCCGTGCAGCATCCGCTTTCGGCCCCGATTTAATTACTCATCATCCCAGTCAGACACGATGTCAGCCAGCTTCGACTTCTTGGCAGGGACTGCCGAAGCCTTGGCCGTCTCCTTGCGCACTTCTGGCTCGTCGTCAACGTCAGCAGCAGGCTTGGTCTTGGGAGCCTTGGCCTTGGGTGCTGGGGCTTCTTCCTCTTCGTCCTCAACTGCTGGCGCAGGTGCGGGCTTGGCTGCTGCTTTGGGAGCGGAGCCGGGGATGGCCATCGGGGCAGCCTTCACGCCATCAGCTTGAGCCACGGTCTGCGTTACCGCTTGCTTGGCATCTTCTGACTCGCCTTGGGCTACGGCCGTTGGGTACTCGTCATCTGTCAACCACCGCACAGGGTTGAAGAACAGCTTGGGAGATTCAGCCTTGGTGTCGAACTTCATGCGGGTCACGATCTGCTCTGGGTTGACCGGAGGAGTTTGTGCCGCAAGGAATCGGGCAAAGGCTTGCAGTGGGCGCTTGTCGCCGTCCTCTTTTCCGAACACGCTCGTAGCAGGCAGCGTCAGTTGCAGCACAGAGCCTTCCATGTCGTTGGCCAGAACCACAGCAAGGCGCTGTTGGAATCGGCAAGCACGGGTGTTGCCATTGCCAGAACCTGCTTCGTTCTGTGGGCAACCCATACAGGAGTGGTGCTGCGGAGCCTTGATGCTGGCATCGGGTTTCTCACCATCGTTGCTCCAGCAGTCAGGGCGCACAATCTTGTCAGCGTCATAAGCGCCAGCGTAGAAGATGCGGCTGACCTTGGGGGCAGCGCGGACGATCACCACGTCGAGGTGTCTGTCTTCAATCGAGGTGATCTCCTTGCCACCGGCCACCAGACGGAACACGCCGCCTTTGATGGAGATGCGCTTGGTCGAAGCACCAGCGCCGCCGCCTGTCAGGGCTTTGGCTGTGTCAGACAGCTCGTTGTTACGGGCAAATGCGGGAACATTGGACGAATTGAAAAGCGTGATATTGCTCATGGTTACGTTACTTTCTTGCTTTGGTTACACGAATATCAAACCCAGTGACTGAGTTCAATCCCGGCGGAAGAACGCCGGGGTTCTCTTCTAAAAACTGCGCCATGTTGGTTTGGGCGATGCGCTTTTCCAACAGGTCAACGACTTGATGCTCAAGCACGAATGCTTTGAACGAGTCCCAGTCCTGAGTGTTATAGCGCGTCGTCTTGGTCAACGACACAGTTCCGAAGGTGGTATTGACCGATGTCAGGCCAAGCGCCTTCATCTGGTCCTTGATTGCAAGGCGCACCTCTGTGCGAGCCTCTTCGAGTTCGGCAAGCTCTGCATCGAGCTTCTCTTGCCGGGCTTTGATTTTGGCATGGATAGCCACCAGTTTGTCGAGGGGAATTGCTTCCACCGTCGCCACATCTTCGACGTCTTCAGTCATTTGCTTTCTCCTTATTTATGTCTAGCGTTGGACAGTTTACATGGTTTTTAATTGGGTGCAACCCCCTTTCAAGAATTTATTTCAAGTGTGAACATCTCGGTCAAAAGTGTGCTGTCACTAACTTTCGCTTCGAGGGCTTTGAACATCTTCTTCTCCACGGGGGAGCCTTGGATGTGGATGACTGTCACCTTGTCAGAGCTTTGCCCCTTGCGGTCGGCACGGGCGATGCACTGGATGTACTGCTCCACGCTCATCAACGGGCCGTAGAACACCACGGTGTCGGCCGCAGTAAGGGTAATCCCGTGGGCAGTAGCCGCTGGCTGCATGACCAGCACTCGTGGCTCCGGGTTTGTTTGGAACCTATGGATGATGTCGCCCCGCTTGGTGGCTGTTACACCGCCGTGGATGCACTCGTTGGGTATACCTTTGTTTGTCAGGTGGCGCTGGATGCTGTCGATGGATGCACGGAACAGTGCAAACACAATCACCTTGCGGCTTGTCTCCTCCAGCACCTCCTCCAGCACGCCAAGCCTTGGCGCAGCGTCGAACTCCACCACCTCCTTGGTGTCCGTGAGCGCAGCCCCTGCGCTGATTTGCAGCAGCTTGGATAAGCTGGCAGCGGCATTGACCGCTGTGATGACTTCTCCGGCAGCTTGCACCAGCATCTGGTCTTTGAGCAGGTTGTAGTACTTCACTTGCTGCGGTGTCAGCGGAACCTCTCGCGTCATGGTGATGACTGGCGGCAGGTCCAAGCACTGATCTTTGGAGAACCGGATGGCCGGTTGCAGCGCAGCAAACACACGGTCCTTGGCATCAGGTTTTGGTGCCCACTTGTACATGGTGATCTTGTTCATCACCGCATCACGCCAACCCGTAAAGAACAACGGCACGCCATCAGGGTTGACCAGCTTGGCCAAGCCATACGCATCAGCAGGGGACTGCGATGCTGGAGTGCCCGTCATCATCCACAGATGCGTTGACGGCTTGAGCACGGACTTGAGCGTCTTCCACCGCTTGGTGGTTGGGGTCTTGTACGCGTTGGCCTCATCCACAATCACCAGATCAAAGCGGCCATCATTGACGACTTCTTCTGCAATCAGGTTCAACCCATCGTAGTTGCAGATCACGAACTCGTAGTCCTGCTGAATCATCTCGATGCGGCGTGATGCCTTGGCATGGTGCGCCACGATTGCTGATCTGTGGATGATGCTGTTGTTCAAGTCACTCAACCATGCTGCGTGCATGATCGACAGTGGGCACAAGATCAACACACGCCGAACAAAGCCAAGCGTCATCAAGTAGTCAGCAGCCCACAGCGCAGCCAGGGTCTTGCCAGTGCCGGGATCGTTGAAACAAAACGCACGCTTGTGCATGGTGAGAAACGACGCTGTCTCGATCTGGTGCTCCATCGGCTTGTAGCGACCGGGCCATTTGTAGCGGCGTGTGATCGGTGACTGGATGTCTTTTACGCCAAGGTTCTTCAGGACACGCGCTTCGTCCAAGCCCCAGTACACAGCAACATCGAAGCCGCCATCATCACGCTCGATGACTTTGTGCTTGGGGATGATGCGGTACTTGTCAGGGTTGCGCGTTCTGAAGACGACGGCTTTGTCGTCAATAATTTCCACAACTCTCTCCTTTGTTTTATTTGTCGCTCATGTTGGCTTTGGGACTGCGCAGTCGGGTGTTGCCCGGCGTTGACTTGCCTCCTGCACGCAAGGGCTTGATGTGGTCGATGTGCTTGCCTGCACGGTCCACGCCCTCCTTGTCGTACTTACGACGCGCTCGCTGGCGCTCGACCTGATCGGCTGTCTCGCCGGTTGCTTTTTGCAGCTTGTAAGCATGTTTGTAGTTTCTCTTTCCGTTTACTTGTGTCATATCAATCTCGCTTCTTGTTGAACTCGCACGTCTTGACGACGCACCAACCACACAAAGGCGTAGGCTTTGGATTCCATACGCCCGTCGAATGTGCCTTTTCAATGCGGGCGACACGTTCCCGATATTCCCACCAATGATCCTCGGCCTCGCCGCGCAGGTAGCTGGCTTTGACCAAGTCGTCCTTGACCACGAACAAGAGAGCGCCAGTGACTTTGCGGATGTGGGGAAAGTGAACGAACACCATCAGCGCCATCAGCTTGAGCTGCTCCCTGTCGGGGTACTTGTTGTTGCCAGTTTTATAGTCAACCACACGAGCTGTCAAGTTCTCATCGTCAATGATGAGCAGGTCAGCAATGCCGCGAACCCATACATCGTTGTCCATGAATCCGCAAGGGCGCAGATCGGCTGTCACGCCCATCTCGTGCTCACACAGCTTGCGACCGGGCTTGGCCTTCAGCGCATCGAGCGTGTCCTTGACGAACTCAAACTGTGGCGGTAGCGGCTTGTCGTCCTTGATGTAGAACTCCGCCGCCTCGTGCAGCTCCTTGCCGTAGATCGTTGCTTGTGTGTCCGTGAACGGGTAGCTCTTGAGCACCTTCACTTCGTGGTAACGGCGAGGGCAGCCCTCGTAATCTTTGAGGGCCGAGTGTGACCATTTGACTGTCATTGAGATTCCTTAAAAACGAGCCGAGGCAATAGCCTTGGCCAGACGGGAGCTGAACTCCTCGACAAAGTGCTCGTCGTTGTTCAGTGCGTCGCGCCCCATGCTCTCCAGTATGGCGTGTGTCAGCTCGTGCCAGAACGTCTCATGCAGTGCCGAGAGTTTGAGTGGCACACCGTGGTACGACTTACGCGCCAGTGTGATGGTGCGCTTGGCGTAGTGGACCTCCCCCATGTACATGCGTTCGCGCATCGTGTCCGCCACGTCCACGCTGTACCAGTTCTCGCCCACCTTAACTTTCTTGGGCAGTGTCAGTTGTTTCATTTGCTTTCTCCTTCTGTTTAAATTTGTTGGCCAGACTCCACAGGTCCAGCATCCTGATGACGACGATGGTGCGCCCATCAGAGTCGTTGTACATTGTTTCTTTCAGGCACTCGTTTTCCACAAACGGCCAGAACTCTTCGTACTTCATACATCACCCCTTTGCCAAACCGTAACGGCGGTGCGCACCGACCTCTGAGTTCAGCGGTATGCCTTGCATGTAGGACGGCACAGCAATCATCTGCTCCAGCACCCACTCCTTGGCTTCCTCGACCTCATCGTCCGGCACGACACAGAGCAACTCATCATGCACTGTGCCTACCACGGGGTATCTTTTGTGGACCCGCAGCATTCCGTCTGTCATCACCACACGCGCAGTTCCCTGCACAATGTTGTTCGTTATCTTACCTGCATACAGTTTGGTTGGCTTCACGCCTTCTTCACCGTACACCCAATTACTTTGCTTAGTTTCTTTATCGACTTCCCGACGCAAGTTCGGATATTTGAGCGTCATGCCCGAGGGCAAAACGATCTCCTCTTTGCGAAAGGTAACGCATTTATACACCACCTCTTCACCGCCGTAAAGTGATTTCTCAAGCAGGCTGGAGCACATGTCCCAGAAGCTCACCACAGGGTGCGCTGTCTCCCGGTAGATGTCGATGATCTTCTTGGCCGCAACGCAGTGGGTCAGCAACTCATGGTCTGAGCAGGTGTGCGGAATCTCTTGGAGCTTCTTGACGTTATCGTCCCAGCCAATGAACCGCTCGATATACGCTGCGTTGACCCCGAGCTTCTTTGCAAACGCCTTGTCGTAGCGTATGGGTGGAGCGCCAAGGAATCCAACGAGAAGCTGGGCAGCGAAAGACGCCCAGCCAAGCCCGTACCCCGCGCCGAGCAGCGCCGACTTTGCAGACTGTCTAAGGTCTGGATGGCTTTCTTTTGAAAGGCCGGGTATGTTGAACATCTGAGAACCGAAAGCGGCATAAGCGTCACTGCCAGACCGGAAGATGTCGAGCATATCTTCGTAATCCGCAAACCACGCGAGTACTCGCGGTTCAATTTGCGAAAGGTCCCCAACGACAAGCTGGTGCCCCACCGGTGCCATGATTGCTTTGCGTAAGAACGAACCTCGCTTGAGGTTTTGCATGTTGATGGCGCTGCCTTTGGCAGCAGTCCAACGACCCGTCGCCGCGCCGTAGTAGCTAAGAGGGACCGGGAGCGGCCCCCTGCCCGAGATGTCCAAGAACCGCTGCGCACGCGTGCGCTCGGTCGTAGACTTAACCCGTAGACGCGCTTCACAAAGAAGGGCAACGTCTTCACGTTCACCATTGAGCAGCGCTTGAAATAGCGCGTCATTTTTTGCGAAAGCAAACGCCTCCTTCCCAGTGGTCTTGCTGATTTTCGTAGGGGGAGTGACGCCCATGAGAGCAAGGACTTGCGCAAACTTATCGTTCGATGCAAGTGCAGTCTCTTCCACGTCGAGCTTTTTGAGTAACCCTTCACGCTTTTCTCCTTCTTCTGATAACGCTTTGATGAGCATCTCACGGTCCAACTCCAGCATGGCGTTGGTGTACATCTTGAGCGTCATGTCGATGAGTCTGAGTTCCTTGGCGGGGTAGCCCTGTACCAACCGGGCAAAGATTTCTTCACACAGGTACACGTCGTGCTTGCAGTAGTCCGCCAGCTCTCGCTCGATCTCCGGCGTCAGCTCTTGCAAACCATCCGTGCTGTACACCGCCTGTCCCTTGGGTGGCAGGCCAAAGTCCTGCGCCAGCTTCATCAAGCT